TGTAAATCAAACCGCCCCGCATAAAATGTCAGAGTGGTATGGATATAATGCTATTCATTTAGTGTATCAATCTTCAATAACAAAAGGATCTGGCTATCCTACGTATTCAAGCAGTTCTGTATGGACTAATACATATCCTAGCAATGAAGGAATAGATTGTAGCGATACTTTAGCATTAAGCGCATCTCCGTNAAATATAAGCACCAGCGACAAAAGCACAATAATAATTTTTACAATTGAAGATTTTAGCGGATTAAACTATTTTGATGCTTTTGATTTATATTTTTATAGAACAATTAGTTCAAATGACGATATAAAAGTAGCAATTTCAACAGCTTATTTCAACAGCTTTGGTTTTTTAACGTATGGTCAAACAAGGACAATAGCTAATTATGATACAAATCTTAGCGGTAATACAGCAAGCGTTTCATTTAGCGCGGGAACCTTAAGCTCTCCTAACGTATATTTAATATTTCATTTGAATGGCCAGGATGCAACAAATTCAGCTACTGTATCTTTTTCCGATATAAACACACGAGAAAATTGCCCTGTTTAATAAAAAATAAAAACCTAAACAATTGTGTAATAATAACTTTATACAAATATTAATTAATAAAAACAAAAAATGGCAAATACATATTCTTGGCAAATAAATGCTTTAGATACATACCCTTCACAAGAAAGCCTTACAGATGTTGTTTATAATATCCATTGGGGATTAACAGCTACATCTGATCAAACGGATGCTGATGGAAATGCTTATACAGCAAACTCTATCGGGACACAAACTGTAGCGGCCCCTGATGCAGATAGCTTCACTGCTTTTGATGATCTTACGCAAGAGATTGTAGAAGCATGGCTAGAAGCAAGCGAATTAGAAGTTGATGCTATTAAAGCAAGTCTTGATTCTCAAATTGAAGAAAAAATTACACCTACAAGTGTAACACGGCAATTACCAACGCAGGAGCCGGCTGCATAACTATTATTAACAATTAAATACAATTAAATTATGTCTAACGACACAAAAATAACCGAAGAGCAGTTGCAAAAACTACAAGGATTTGTACAGACTCTAAACCAAGCACAAATGCAATTAGGGCAGCTAGAGGTTGAAAAACACGCGCTATTGCACCAAACCGGAGAAATCCAAGCACAATTACAAGCGTTCCAAAAAGAGCTCGAAGAAGAATACGGAAAAGTATCTGTAAACATTCAAGATGGAACTTACGTAGCAATCCCGGAAAAAGATGAATCTGATAAGGAAGATTAGTATCGGGAGAGACTATAAAAATGAAGCTATGCATTACTCCGTAGGCCAAGAAGTCTACGGGGGGCATACTATTTGTGATATAGTCGAAGAAGAAAATAAATACAGTATTTATATTAAAAAGAACAACGAAGTATTGCCGTGGAAAGATTTTAATAAAAATATGGCAGTAGCAGTTGAGTATAACCTAGAATATTAATGCGAAGCATTTTTAGTTTTATAGTTGCGCCAAAAGAAGAACGTTATAATAACAAAAAACAAATTGGTAACAACGAATTAATATTAAATACAGAAATATCTGATCACAGGTATATTAGCAGAAATGCTATTGTGCTTGAAACACCAATTGCAGAAAAAACTGATATTAAAAAAGGTGACGAAGTAATTGTTCATCATAATGTTTTTCGCAGGTGGTATGATGTTCGTGGTAAAGAAAAAAATTCATCAAGTTATTTTGAAGAAGATAAATACTTTATAACGGCTGAACAAATTTTTTTATATAAGCGCAATAGCAAATGGCACGCGCCAAAGGGGTTTTGTTTTGTAAAACCTTTAAAATCTAATAATAAATTTGATACTGGCCAAGAAAGACCTTTAATAGGCATTATAAAATATGCTGATAAAGCTTTAGAAAAAAACGGTATTAAAAACGAATGCTTAGTTGGTTTTACACCCTCAAGCGAATATGAATTTATTATAGAAGGCGAAAGAATGTACCGTGTGCCCACCAATTCAATTTCAATTAAATATGAGTATCAAGGAGACGAAAAAGAATATAATCCAAGCTGGGCACAAAGCAGTTGATGAGCTTATAAAAGTTGCTGAAGAAAAAATCATTACTAATACAGAAGATGATGTGTCAGCAGATAGGCTTAAAAATGCGGCAGCAACAAAAAAGCTTGCAATATTTGATGCTTTTGAAATATTGAATAGAATTCAAGAAGAAGAGGCTATACTTGAAAACAAACCACGCGAAGAAAAAAAAGAAGCGTTTAAAGGTTTTGCTGAAAAAAGAAGCAGGTAATGTATAAGCAAACTTTATATAAGGTTATAGAGCCTATTAAAATAAACAAGCTTAAAAGATTTAATAAAGCTAAGCGTTGGAAATACGGGTACAACAAAGAAGAAGATATTGTCGTTATAAGTAAAACCGGGCAAATTGGTGATGTCTATAGCATACAAAATCTTAAAATAGCTTTGCCTCCTGCGCCTGCCAAATTAAACAAAGGCGATGATAAATGGGTTAAAGCGGAATATCCTAAAGAGTTAAGTAAAATAAAAACCATATTTGATTGGAAAAACTATCCTCCGGAGTTTCAAGAAAAATGGGAACCATACATAGATGAAGAATTCAAAAGACGTGAAGAAGGCCATTGGTTCTATAATAAAGGCGTGGCTACTTACATTACTGGTACTAACTATATGTACTTGCAGTGGACCAAGATTGATGTTGGGGCACCAGAGTTTAGAGAAGCAAACAGACTTTTCTTTATTTTCTGGGAAGCTTGCAAAGCAGATTCCAGATGTTATGGCATGTGCTACCTCAAAAACCGTCGTTCAGGATTTTCGTTTATGGCATCGGCTGAAACCGTTAACTGGGCTACAATATCAAGCGACGCACGATTCGGAATATTGTCCAAATCTGGTTCCGATGCTAAAAAAATGTTCACAGATAAAGTTGTACCAATATCAATAAATTATCCATTCTTTTTTAAGCCAATACAAGATGGTATGGATCGGCCTAAAACTGAACTAGCTTACAGGGTGCCGGCATCAAAACTAACAAGAAAGTCAATACAATCAGGGCAACAGCGAGAAGAACTTGAAGGTCTTGATACAACTATTGACTGGAAGAACACGGGCGATAACAGCTATGATGGTGAAAAACTAAAACTCTTAGTACACGATGAAAGCGGTAAATGGGAAAGACCTGACAATATATTAAATAACTGGAGAGTTACTAAAACTACGCTTAGGCTTGGTAGCAGGGTTATTGGTAAATGCATGATGGGATCAACATCAAACGCATTGGATAAAGGCGGTGAAAATTTTAAAAAGTTATATAATGATTCAAACGTTACAAAAAGAAACCGCAATGGACAGACTCGCAGCGGATTATATAGCTTGTTCATACCTATGGAATGGAATTACGAAGGATTCATTGATTCTTATGGACACCCTGTCTTTGATACGCCGGCAGAACCAGTTGAAGGCCCATACGGAGACCCTATTGACCAAGGAGTCATAGAACATTGGGATAATGAAGTTGAAGGCTTAAAAGGCGATCAGGACGGCTTAAATGAATATTACAGACAGTTTCCGCGTACAGAAGAGCATGCATTTCGTGATGAAACAAAAAATAGTATATTTAATTTAGCTAGAATATACGAACAAATAGATTATAACGACGATATTGAATCTTTAGCCGGTATTACTACGGGCAGCTTTCAATGGGAAAACGGCATACAAGATAGCAAAGTTATTTTTAGCCCAAACCCTAATGGCAGATTTAAGGTGAGCTGGGTACCGCCTGCAAATTTGCAAAATCGTGTAATAGTAAAGAATGGAGTAAAATACCCTGGGAATGAACATATAGGGGCGTTTGGCTGTGATAGTTACGATATATCAGGCACTACAGACGGTCAGGGGTCTAAAGGCGCGTTACATGGGTTAACGAAATTTAGCATGGAAGATGCGCCCACTAATATGTTTTTTTTAGAATATGTGGCACGACCACAAACAGCAGAAATGTTTTTTGAAGATGTATTAATGGCATTAGCTTTTTATGGTATGCCATTGCTTGCTGAGAATAATAAACCTAGATTATTATATTATTTAAGAAGAAGAGGTTATCGTGGATTTTCAATGAATCGCCCGGATAGAGCTAGAAATAAGCTATCTGTCACGGAAAAAGAAATTGGCGGAATCCCTAACTCTTCTGAAGATATACGGCAAGCACATGCCGCTGCAATAGAATCATACATACAAAAATATGTTGGTTTATCAGAAAATGGTGAATATGGAAATATGTATTTCAATAATACATTAAATGATTGGGCAAAATTTGATATTAATAAACGTACAAAATATGATGCGGCTATTAGTTCAGGTTTAGCTATTATGGCTTGCAATAAAAATTTGTATGCGCCTAATCAAGAAAAAACAAAATTAAAGCTTAATCTGAACATCGCTAGATATAAAAACGATGGTTCACAATCAAAAATAATAAAAAATTATGGCTGAGTCAGTTATAAAAAGTTATTTTCCTAGCCAAGCAGTTAGCGATGTAGAAAAGGCGAGTCCAGAATACGGGCTTGAAATAGCGCGTGCTATTGAAAACGAATGGTTCAAAAGAGACGCCGCCACAAATAGATTTTATGTAAATCAAAATGCGTATCATAATTTACGCTTATATGCTCGCGGTGAGCAATCAGTACAGAAATATAAAGACGAGCTTTCTATCAATGGCGATATGTCTTATCTTAATCTTGACTGGAAACCTGTACCAATTATACCTAAGTTTGTAGATATTGTAGTTAACGGTATGGCTAATCGTACTTATGATATTAAAGCATACTCACAAGATCCATTTGGCGTTAATAAACGTACTGAGTATATGGAAGGTATACTTAGAGATATGCAAACAAAAGAGCTTAATGACTTTGCGCAGCAAAACTTTGGTATAAACTTGCAAGAAAGTAATTTAGCTGAACTTCCAGAAAACGAAGAAGAGCTACAATTGCATATGCAGCTTAACTATAAGCAAGCTATTGAAATTGCTGAAGAAGAAGCTATAAATGTTATTCTTAATAAAAATAGATACGAATTAACTAAAAAGCAATTATATTATGATCTTGCTGTTTTAGGTACTGCCGCAGTAAAAACTACATATAATAATTCTGAAGGAATTAAAATTGAATATGTAGACCCAGCTAATATTGTACATTCATATACAGAATCACCGTATTATGATGATATATATTATATTGGTGAAGTAAAAACAATACCAATTAATGAATTAAAGAAAGAGTTCCCTAATCTTACAAATGAAGATTTAGAAAAACTTTCATCTGAGGGTTATTCAAATTATAGAATATATAATAAATATAACCCTATAGCCAATAAGCATGACGCTAATACTGTTGACGTATTATATTTTAATTATAAAACTTTCCATAATGAAGTTTATAAAATTAAAGAAACAGCTAGCGGTGCTAAAAAAGCAATTAAAAAAGATGATTCTTTTAATCCGCCCAAAGATTCAAGAGCAAGATTTGAAAGAATTGCTACTAATATAGAAGTATTATACGAAGGCGTTTATGTGCCGGGAGCAAACATGCTTTTAAAATGGCAGCTTTGCGAAAATATGATGCGACCTAAAAGCGATGCTAATAAAGTAAAAATGAATTATTCAGTAGTAGCGCCGAGAATGTATCAAGGTCGTATTGAATCATTAGTTAGTCGTATAACCGGTTTTGCTGATATGATTCAGTTAACGCATTTAAAATTACAACAAGTTTTATCTCGCGTTGTACCTGATGGTGTATATTTAGATGCAGATGGCTTAGCAGAAATTGATTTAGGTAATGGTACAAATTATAGTCCTCAAGAAGCCCTAAATATGTTCTTCCAAACAGGTTCTGTAATTGGTAGATCATTTACCTCTGAAGGCGATATGAATCCTGGCAAAGTACCTATTCAGCAAATATCCGCGAGCTCGGGTGGCAATAAAATTTCATCATTAATAAGCACATATAACTATTACTTACAGATGATGCGTGATGCTACTGGCTTAAATGAAGCAAGAGATGGTAGTATGCCTGATAGCAATGCTTTAGTAGGTATTCAAAAAATTGCAGCAGCAAATTCAAATACTGCAACACGCCATATATTACAAGCTGGTTTATTTTTAGCGGCTGAAACAGCTGAAAAAATATCTTTGCGTATTTCTGACGTTATTGAATATTCACCAGCGAGAGAAGCATTTATTCAGTCTATAGGCGTGCATAATGTAGCAACTTTAGCTGAATTATCAGAGTTGCATATTCACGATTTTGGCATATTTATTGATTTAATGCCGGATGAAGAAGAACAACAAAAACTTGAAAATAATATTCAAACAGCGTTATCTGCTGGGCTTATTGATTTAGAAGATGCAATTGATCTTCGTGAGATTAAAAATATCCAGCTTGCAAATCAAATGCTTAAAATACGCAGACGTAAAAAATTAGAGCGTGACCAAGCAATGCAACAACAGAATATTCAGATGCAAGCGCAGGCAAATGCACAATCACAACAAGTAGCCGCGCAGGCGGAAGTGCAAAAGCAGCAAGCATTAACGGCGCAAAAAGCTGAACTAAAACAAATAGAGTCTCAGCTTGAAATGCAGCGATTAATGCAAGAAGCGCAACTTAAGAAAGATTTAATGAATCTTGAGTTCCAAATGAACATGCAGTTAAAAGGCATCGAGGTTGACGCGCAAAAACAAACAATTAAAGAAAAAGAAGATCGCAAAGATGAGCGCACAAAATTACAAGCTACTCAGCAAAGCGAGCTAATCAATCAAAGAAAAAATAATTTACCACCTAAGTCTTTCGAATCTGCTGGAAACGACATACTTAGTGGTGATTTTGACTTAGGTTCTTTCGAACCCAGGTAATGTATAGTGTATAATCTTATAATATTTTATTATGGCTGAAAATGTCGAGGTAAAAGCGGTTGAAACCGAAGAACCCTCAATTCAAGAAAAAGAACAAACAGTTGCTGAAAAATCCGGCGCTGTTTTTGAAGATGGTGTATATAAAGTTGATTTACGTCAACCACCAGTAACAGAACAAGAACAAAACGAAGAAAATGCCGTTCAAGAGCAAAGCACAGATGAGGTTCCTGTTCGCGACGAACCCGAAGCTAGCCAAGAAGTGGCAGAAGAAGTACGGGATTCCGAAGAACCTACCGAAGAAAAAGAAGAAGTAGTTTTACAAGAAATTACTGAAGAAGAATCTTCGGAAGAAACAGTACAAGAAGAAGCACAAGAATTAGCAAATGAAGTTGAAGAAGCTATTCAAGAGCAGCAAGATTCTGGTATTGAACTTCCCGAAAATATTCAAAAAGTTGTAGACTTCATAAATGAAACTGGNGGTACACTTGAAGATTACGTAGCATTAAACAG